AGATAATATTTTAAAATTAGAGTTTTGGTCTGCTTCTTTGTTTACTATTTGTGTATAAGAGTATTTGACTATATCCTTTTTATCTGAAGTGGTTGGTTTAAATCCACTCATCAATGTATCAATGCTTTTAAAATTAAATCCATTTTTGTTTTGATAAAAAAGAAATCCTGCAGTTCCTTGTTCTGGATTGGAACTTGTTGGTTTTGATATTTGTGGTATTGATTTTGGACACAACCAAGTCAATACAGTAAATGGTCTTTTTGTATTCCCATAAAAAACATAATCATTAACTGTTGGTTCTACGTCAATTTTTTGGCTAGTTTTCAATACTTCCTTTAAAATTTTGCTAACACTATCATTAATTTTTCCTTTATACTTTCTTTCTACTCTTGCTGTTTCATTTTGAAAGACTTCAGTAGGACACAACTCTACAACCAATACTTCTCTTGTAGATTCTGTTGTTGAAGCGTGCACTTTGTAAATGTAATAAGTATTCTTAGTTTCATCAAGTTTAATGGATTTTTTAGTTGCAGGTTGTTCTATTTCTAAACTCACTCTCTCTCCACCTTTAATGCCAGGTTGCATTCCAGACTTTGTATTAGTTAATGTAGATAAAATACCATCAGTGTTTACAAGAACTACAGATATAAAAATAGATGGAGAAAACAAATCCTCATAATACTTAATAGAAGCAACGCACTGGGTCACATCTATTACCGAAGACCCATCATAGGATTCTATCAAAAACTGTTTAATCTTATAATTAAAATATGACATTATGCTACTGTATTGAGAAGAACTCTCTTATAAAAACTATTTAACAACTCTTGTTCTGATGGTCCAGACAACATCATGGGAGATGATGATTGTCCTTGAGACATTTGCTGTTGTTGCACTGGTATTGGTATTGGAATTACTTGGTCCATTTGCCCTCTGGAATCATAAGAAGGATAGTATTGAATACCTCTTGCTGGTCTTGGTGATCTTGATATTTGTGGAGTTGAAGTCACTGGAGCACCTGTTTTTACATCATAAGTAACTCCAGCAACAGTGTATGTTCCAGTCTGTTGTATTTGCTGTGCCTCTGGAGATAATCTTGATGGTTGCTGTCCTGATTGTTTGACCCTAACATTACCACCAAATCTAAAAATTTTAGGTGCTACTGATGTTGGGTCAACTCTTCCAGATGCATTTTCATATTCAAAATGCAAATGAGGACCTTCAGAATTTCCAGAACCTGGAGCTCCAGCAGCTCCTCCTGTTAGTCCAATAACTTGTCCTGGAACTACTTCACTTCCTGGAGCTACATTTATTTTACTTAAATGTGCATATCTACTTAAAGAACCATCTGGATGTCTAATTTCTACGACTGCTCCCCATCCAGTTGGGTCATAATTCATATCTGCAACTGTCACAGTTCCTGGTTGAACAACACTAATAGGTGTTCCAACTGGTTTAAAATAATCATTTCCTTGATGCATCCTACCTCTTCTTGGACCATAAGGAGAGTCTGGTGCTCCTGGAGATTCTCCCCCAGTTGCCTCCAAATCTTGAAGTTCTATTCCAGTTGGAACTGCTCTATTTCCTGTTTCTATAACTCCAGTTTGTTCTCCCCCCATTCCCATAACACCTCTAAAGTTTTTAGAAAATTCTTCAAACTTATTAACTACCTTTTCATATCTGTCTAAAATTTTCCCAAATGTAAGAGTTCCTCTTTCACCTTTCTTTTCTACTAATGCCTTTTGCTTTTCTGTTTGTTGTTTTAATCTGTCTTCTTGTGGTTTATTTTTCAATGCTTCTTTTTCGCTTGCACCACTTAGATCACGAACAAGATTAGTAACATCTAGTGCAAATGATGCAATGGAAAGTAAACCTGCAACTGGAAGACCAATACCTGTTGCAGCAGATGCAGCAGCAAGTGCATCCAATGTTGCTGAAGTTCCTGAAATAGATGCCCCAGTAACATCACCTTCTTGTGCTCTCATTGTTGCATCTATTGCACCAACTGCAGCACCAACTCCAGGAATTATTGCTTTACCAAATCTACCAAATGCTTTTCCAACTTTAGCAGCACTTCCATACTTTGCGACCTCTTCTACACCACCTTTAGAAAGCAATCCTCCAGGAGAAATATATCCTCTCCTAACTAATCTAGCTCTATCTCCTATATTTGCCTTTCCTTGTATGAACCTTGCTTGAGATGCATTTGCTCTACTTATTGATCCTGAAGATAAAGGTTTTGGTGCAGGTGCTGCCCCTGGTTGAGCACCACGTGTTAAACCACCTTTTGCTAAATTGACTCCACCTTCTAATAAAGAAGGACCAAAAAATATTCCTGCTGCTACCAATGCAGGACCTATTGCTCCTAACACATCACCCTTTGCACCCTTTCTTAGTGCATTAAATGCTGCCAACGCCCCTATTGACTTTAATGGATCACTTGCAGCACCTGCAGTAAAGAAACTTCCTGCAAACTTTTTAATCTCTGGCAGTTTTATCTTTACTCTTTGCTTTTTCGTAAACTTTCTATCATTTTCTTTTTGTATTGTTTCTAATCTTTTTTTGTATCTGTTGAGAACTGATAACTGTGTTTTCTTTTGATATGTTCCCTTTTCAAAAGTTTTTCTTAACTTTGAAGAGGTCTTTCTGATTTCCTCAGCAGACTGTGCAAGATTACCAATCTTAGTAATCTTTGGTGTTATATTAACCTTTGGTCTACTTACTACTGTTGGATCCATTTATCACACAATCTGATAGATTAATTTGGAATACAATGCCAAGAAATTTTCTGGGTATGTAGTATCAATTGCAGGAACCACATCATTTCCAATAACAGCATCTGAAGTTTGTTGTTGAGATGTGTTTAATGGGACAGGAACAACTGTAACATTAGGAGAAGAACTAACTGGAGATGAAACTTCTGGAATTCTTCTTCTTGCAACACTTGGAGAAGAAGGTCTCGTTGGTTGAGATGCTGTTGTATCAGCTGCTGGTAAAGAAGTTGATTGCCCCAAAGACCTTCTACCTTCTTGTAAATCAGATTGTGTTACTTTAGGATTAGTTGTCCAAGCTCCCCACCCAGAACCTCTTAGAACTTTTAAAGCAGCTTGTGCATTTGTTACTGGGTCAAATAATTGTTCCTTGTTAGAAAGTCCAAACTCACCTAACCTAGCATCTCCCAATCTTCCTATCATATTGATTTGCCACAATCCATATGAGTCATCACCACCACCTCTCAAATAATTATCATTATGTGCTCCAGTTCTTCCACCAGATTCATATTTTGCTATTGCTGCAAGTCTCACTGCTTCTTCATCTGTAGCTCCAACTTTTTTAGCTAAAGCAACTAATTGAGCATTGCTGAATTGCTGTCCTCCTACAGTTCCTCTAGCAGAAGTATCCATATTAACTGGACTTGGACTAATCCCTGGACCTGCTCCCCCAGCACCCTGCTTTTGAGAACCATTACCCTGTCCTTGCTTTTTTAATAAAAAGTCCAGTGCTTCTTCAAACTTTTTATTCAATCTATCAAATCTTTGCAATTCATTTTGAGGAAGAGGTCCTATTGTAGAGGGTGCAACTAATCCTTTCTGCTGTTCAGTAAGTTCTTCTAATCTTTGTTGTTGGGAATCTTCTTGAGGTCTATTGAACATCCCACTTGCTAATGCAAGTACTCCTCCAACTAATGCTGCTCTACCTCCAAGACGTCCTAACCCACCAAGTCTTGATGCTCTTGCTCCTGCTCCTGCTGCTGCACCTGCTGCTGGAGCTGCTGCTCTGGCTCCACCCCCAAACATTTTTCCTACTAATCCAGTCCCAATACTACCAACAACTCCACCAATAACACTGCCTATGATACTTGGAATATAAGTCATTCCAATTCCAAGTAAAGGTCCTATAATTTTTGATGGATCTCCACTCAACAACCCTTGCAAAAGGTTAAACATAGCAAGACCTCTGATGGCACCACCAGCACCACTAAAGAATGATCCTACATATTTTTTAACTGTTCCAAGAACATCAGTTTTTTTATCACCTAATTCCTTTTTCCCAAATATTCTGCCTCTGTTTGCAATTCTTTTTCTCAGTTCATCAGTTTCTTTTCTATTTGTTTCTCTAGTATTTTTATAATCTTCTGCAATAATTTCAAGTATCTTTTCTAAATTATTTTTTGTCTGCTCAAGATTTAATGTAACTTTACCTAGTGCAGATATTCCTCTTGGAGATGCTTCTATTCCTTCATCTGCATCAGATGTTGTTTTTCTTTGTATAGTTTCTAATACTTGTTGGGGCAATGCCCTCTTTGGAATGATGCTTGAGAGTCTTGTATATTTTGGCGCAACAGAAGAACCAAATTTAATTCCAGAACTTGATCCTGAAATAAATCTGGTTACTCTTGATTGAAAATAATTAAAATCTTCTGGGGTCATCTATTTGCCTTTGCTGCTTTTTCCTCTTCCTCTCTGATGTGATTTTCAAGAAGTGCCAAATAAATTTCACGTTCCCAAGGAATCATATTTTCAATCTCAGTCAAAGAGTATTTATGGTACTGCATCAAGGCAAAATTTGTCCTATAATAAGACTCCAAATCTTCATGACCAAGAACTATCCGAAAAAACTGGACAAACCCTCCAGAACTAATTCACTCTCTACTCCAGTTTTGGGATTTGTAACTTTCAAAGTGTAAGAAAGTTTAGGCATTGTGTTAAAAAATTCTTCAACACCTTTAAACTGATTAGCATCCAATGTCTGAAGCCAATCAATCAATTCTTTTTTAGTAACATCAGCAGAAGACCAAGACTCTTCCTTTGTGTAGACCATATCCACACAAGAGGCAACTATATCAAATGATTTTTCAATAGTATCTTTGCTACTATTTTGTCCAGAGAAATCAAAGTTATTATCAATAAACTCTTGAAGTGATGGGTATTTCATCTTGATAGTGATATTATTATCAACTTTAATTTCAGACTTATGATTCTCTGGAATTACAACTTCAATTTCATCAATATTAACTGTAGTTTCAACTTGTGTTTCCCCATCATCTGGGCAAGTGACTATCAACTCTACAGATTCTCCAACTGATCTTGCTCTAATATGCAAAAACAAATATTCAATATCAAAACTTGGGAGACTATCAATCTTCACGCCTCTTGTCAAAATACAATCCTTTAATGTATTTTTGACTGCATTGGTGATTTCTTTAGAATCACCACTCTCCATAGCAAGAATAAGAATTTTTTCTTCCTTAACAAGAAAAGGTCTATACTTAATTGTCTTTTTATTTGAAGGTAAAGTCAACTCATAAGTTGGAGTTGCAACAACTGGTAATGGCATTTTAAAATATAAAATTCAGGTGTGACTATTTATTATGCTATTGGAGATGTAGAAGTTACATTAGTAGATAAATCATTAGCTCCCAAACTACCATTGTCAGAACCAGGAGAACTTGCTGGAGACTGTTCATCAGTTCCTATGGTATCATTTTTTCTCTTAAAGTTGTAAACATCATAGTT